ATGAAGTCGAATTATGTAGGAACTGTTGAAAAAATCAGAATGTTGAGTATGTATCCAGATTTACTAGTTAGGTTTTCTTTAGTAGCATATGATGAGACTATCAACTGTATCGTTTCAAAACGTGAATTCGCAAATAAGATTCTAATGATTTAAGAAGGTACAGAACTAGCAATATTTGGGCATAGAAATAAACGCAATCAATTTGTAATTGAGAAAATGCTTGTAAGAAAATCTTTAATTAGTGCATAAAATTAACCCCAACTCTAATATTGAGTTGGGGTTAATTTATTCTATCCAAGTATCATCAAAATATTCATCAACAAATTCATCTATCGTTTCGCAATGTTCTGTTTCTTCTTCAAATGGATTTTCTTCGGGTATATCTTCTTCACTCCATTTCGTGAAATTATGAATCTGGACGTTTCTAATATCATAAAAATCGACCTCATTTTCTCCGATCAACGCAACATCGAATTCTGCCATTCCACGAAATACCCCAAAAACATGTGGTTTCACTCGGTCATATTCATCTAACGAATTTAATTGGATCTCTAGCACTTTGTTTTGTTTGATTGAACGATCTAAAAAATATTCTATTTGTCGCTGTGATTGCTGCGGCAGTCTCTCAATATTGCGAGCGTGATATTCATCAGTACTCTTTATTGCTTCAGTTAATTCGCCTAACGGAAACGCCGTTGGCCACTTTAATTCAAAAGGACGGTCAACATAATCGTTGTAAGGTTTAAACTCTTTTTTCGTTCGTCTCACCATCTGATACACTCTCCTATCAGATATATTATACGAACGTTAGTTCCTGTTTTCAACTTTTATTAATAAATAAATTACTTATACAAAATATATTTTGACTTTATCTGTTTTCTTGCTTTTATAAAATTCTTCTAGTTGTACAGCATCGAGTCCTGGATTTTTTTCACTTGGTGCTATATCTAGGAGTAAAAACTTACGCCCGTTATCTTCACAAAAATCGACTAATTTTTCCACATAATAAGAAGCAATGCCTCTGCCTCTATAGCTTGTATTTGTTCCTATATATTGTAAATATACAATGGGCTCATCAATTTGGATTTTTTTGGGTATTCTACTTTTATAAGAATCTTTCAAATAAAAGTCCATAGTAAACACAGTATCATGATTATTAGGGTTGTACAAAAAGAATTTTACACTTGTTTCTTCGCAATGGCATCCACGTCCCATAACTACCTCGTCCCCTAATTCGTCCTCAAAACAATAAACTAAATCCATTCTTTTCAATGACTCTGGAAATCCAAAATTTTCAATTATTTTTTTTGTTAACATCAATCATTATCTCCCATCTTATTTTTAATAAAGTACTAATTATCTTTACGTTATATATTATAATACCAAAATAAAAAAAGACCTACCTCTCACAAAGAGAAGTAGGTCTTTTACTTATTTCTTAATAGATCAACGTTTGTCCTGGATAAATCAAGTTAGGATTTGCTAACCCGTTTTGTTGTGCTAACTCTTGATAAGTCGTGCCAAGTTTAGCCGCAATGCTAGATAAATTATCACCGTATTGAACTGTGTAAACGTTGCTTACTGCTGATCCATTGACTTTCAATGCTTGGCCAGGATAAATAAGATTTGGATTTGTCAATCCATTTAATGCTGCCAACGTTTGATAATCAGTACCGTATTGATAAGCAATGCTTGATAATGTTTCGCCATGTTGAACCACGTGTGTTGCTTCTGGTTGTTTGTCAGGAACAACTGTTGCATCTGGCAATAATTCAATATCACCTTTGCTTATCCATGACAAGATACCTCCAAGCAATACTCTGCTATCAGTCACTTCTTGTACTTTATAGCTGTTGCCTTTTACCCATTGCGGAATAGCTTCACCAGTTGCCCAAGCATTGACATTAAATTTTACTTTGACGGTATCGCCAACTTTTACTGCAGAATTAGGTGTTTTTTCGATTTCTTCACCTGCATCTGTTGCTGGCGTGTCCGTTTCTGGTTTATTGGTATCTGTGTAACCACTATCCGTAATTCCTGTTAAATCTACATTACCATCTAAGCCGCCAGCAATGTAAGTTGATGTAAATTGCCAAATACCAATGCCTTCCATACTAGGGAAATAATCATATAATGGTTCTGGCGTTACCTCATAACTAGGATATGCCGCAATCCATAAGGAATTAGGGAACTCTTTAATAATTCGCTGATAGTCCACATACTGCAATGTAAAAGGCTTGTAGCTGTAATACATTGGTGTATACCCTGCTTGTTTAATTCGACGCATGCCATACAAAATCGTTGCTGTATTTGCGTTTACATCAGGACTAGCTCCATGTTCAAAATCTAATGCAACAATGGAATTTTTAGGTGTTTGGATGCGTGGCAAGAAATAATCCATTGTGGTTTTTGCAATGTCCATGCTACCAAACGTATCGTACCAGATATAAGTGTGCGCTCGTTTTCCTTGAGCAATAGCACTTGCTACTTGCGTTTTATATGTGTATTGTTCATAAATACCGCTAGCATTGTAGCCTCCAATCTGGGCAATAGCGAATTTATCATGTGCATAACCAAAGCGACCTTGGTCACCTTGATAAATGGCCCAATCCACACCTTGGTCACCTTTTGCGGCAAATACAGCTGTAGGCATAAAAAACAGAGCAACAAGAGCTCCTGCTAAAATTTTCTTTTTCATTTTAAAACCTCTTTCTTAATTTTTTATATAAAAAAAGAAGCCATTTTAGAATGACTTCTTAATTGTCTCTATTTGAATCAACAAATCCTTCGCCAACAATATATGCGGCTAATAAGCCAATAGCTGCTACTAAAGTGACCACTTTTTCAGATGTTAAATCATCTACATTGAAAACTGCTAACAATGCAATGATTACTCCTGTCACTGCAGCCCAAAACTTTCTGCTTGTGAATTTATGTTTCCAATTAATTTTCATTTGGCGCCTCCTAAAAATGTGCTTAACCAGTTAAATAAAATAGTTATTGCTCCACTAGAAACAAATATAGCTAGTATTACTTTCCATAAATTTTCAGTATTAAGTTTTTTTAGTTCGTCTTTTCTTTCGTCCGCTTCACTATTTCTATTCAAAATAGCATTTAAAATTTCACTATTTTGCTCCATTTGCTTCATATTTTGTTCACGTAAGAATTTATTTGACTCATCTAATCTAACTAAATTTGCATTAAGTTGCTCTTGTAAAGTCATCGTTCGTCTATCTAAACGACCTATTTCTCTATCGTGATCACCAAGACGTTTTTCATGTTCTTTTACTTTTTGCTCTAACTCCAACTGACTAACCTTCTTTCCCTACAATCTCGTTAAACTCCTCTTCTGTAATGCATGTAGGTACAAATAGCTTTACTTCATCATCAGTATAGAGACCCCAATCATACATCAATTTAACATCATCAAAAGTAAACATTATTTAGCACCTCCCTTAAGTTGCTCATTAATTTTTCCTATTTCTCCAGTAATTTGTACAATGGATAACATTGATTTTGCACCAATCTCAGCTAGGTCATTTGCTTTAGCTTTCAAGAGGGTATTTTCTTTTTGGATATTAAGGTCATTGAGCATTAGCTTAGAATTTAGAAGAGCAAGATTATCTGCTTTAGCTTTTAATAATTCATTATCCTTTTCAAGGTTTTTATATAATATACTTAAATTATCCAAATTTTCCTTATCTAATTGGTTAGAAATTTCTTTCCATCTGTTCTCAGATGGAATAAAAAATTGGTCTTCTAAATTGACGTTTGTTAAAGGAGCTACATCTGTAAAAGGAACTTGCACTGGGAAATCGTCAGATACCTGTAGCTCTGTACCTCCTGTTCGACCAAATTTCCATATTTTTTTCATGATATATCCTCCTTGTTAAATTTCATATTATAGATCAAACCAGTTCTGTGATATGAGCTGATATCATTTGCACAAAATTAATATTTTTCCCTTCCAACACTTCTAAATAGAATGAAAAATAATCTCCTTTTTTTAAACTGACATTTAACTCAACAGGGATAAAATTTTTATAATTAATTCCTGTTATAGCGCCTGTGCCACCAGCAGTCCCCATATCTCCTGTAGCTTCTTCATAACCTTTACCTAAATGAACATATGCATATGGAATCCCACGGCTACCTTCAGCTTGTATTTTTACGACTGCCCGAACATTCAATTTGCAATCTCTTAAAACCGTAGCTAACCATATCTACCAGCATTCCATTGTAGAGGGTTACTTCTCATTGGTAATCCTAAACGTTTTCCAACGTTACTATATTCCGCACCAATTGAAAAACGAGAACGGTTATGCAAATCATTATGATCTTTACCAGGTGTATACCAAGCTTCATAAAGTTGCTCTTTTTGTAACATTACTGGTGTTTGATTAACTAGTGGAATTTCGTCAAAATCTTTTGTTCCACCTATTTTCTGAGGTTCAGTTAAATTTACAACATTTGTTGTAAATGCTACTTCTTTCCAATCGGTCCAGTTCGAAGGTACCCCACCAAATTGACGAATAACGATAGTCCTTTCCGTTTGAAATAGTTGTCTGACTCCTCCTGGGTCTTTACTAACGAACAAACTTCCAGAGTTTGGTAGCGGCTTGTTTTCAACTCCTGTAGCTGGAATCGAGTATATGCCAGGTTCTTTAGCATTATTTAAGTCTGTTATTTCAATATTTTTTCTTACCAATAAGCCGTTTTCAGCCTCTGATTTATTGATGAATAGGTCATCTGTTTCTGTTTTGCTATATGAACCAACTTGTGCAGAAGTAACTTTATGAGGGTTTTTATAATCAATCTTATGGCTTGTCAGGTTATCATTTACAGAAGAAGCACTAGCCATTGCAGCATTAGCATTATCATTAACTTGTTTAACTGAATTCGGAGTTGCTGCTGTCAGTATATCCGTGCTCGTAACTGAGTCAGTCAGCTTAACGATCCCTTTTTTGGTAATTGTTGAATCTGGAATACCTGTAATTGTTGACCATGGTTGAGTGTGATTTTTTTCTGCTTTTCCATTCCAGCTATTTCTTTCTACATCTGTAATATGTCTAATGTTATCTTGATCATGCGCATCAAACTCAGATTTAGTTGCCTGCTTTTGATTTAGTACATTTCCTAAACCAACCTGAGTAGCTGTTACCGCATGAGGATTACTTATATTTGATTTATGGGCATTAAAATCTTCAATATGTGTAGCACTATCTTGCAATTCTTTTAAAGCTCCGTGGGTTCTGCTAAAGAACCAATTAAAATAATCAGCTGGTGGTTTTTGTGAAGCTTTCCAACCATCGCTAGTTAAGCTTTCGGGTGGTTTAATACCTGGTGCTAACCAAACAGGCAATTCCTTTGTAAATTTCATTTGCATTCTCCTCTCTTTCTACAGCGGCAGTTTATAATCATTTTCTGGAATAAAGACTCCTCCCAAAGTTCCTCCGATATTACCATCAATATCAGCGAATCCTTCTTTACTAATCTCTATATCAGTCGTACTTGAAAATGAAAAAGTTCCCTCCAAATTAACGTAGGCTACTCTAATGCCTCCAGCACTGATACTCTCGACAATTTGTAAAAATTGACTAATACTTAGACCCGAACTATTCAAGTAGTCAAGAGGAGCTTTTTTTATGATTACACAAGCAGGTTCTTTTTCATCTACCGTCTCATTAGCTGATATAATATGGATATCACTAGGATGACAATTTAAAGATGTCGCAATTGCATGTAACATTTTGTCGATTGATCCATCGCTTGTATTTCTAGCTACCTTTCCACGAATCAATACTCTATATATTTCATCAGTCGTTTTTCCTCTCGCTTGTCCAACATTAGCACCTAATTCATCTAATCCTTTCCCTCGTGCTTCATCTATCGATCGCCAGTTTGCTACTTTATTCAGCAAATCAGTCAAGTCTTTAATTTCAAACTCAATAATTTCAAGAAGTTTTGAAATATTTGAATTTTCGCGATTGAATAGATCTGGTAAATAATCTCTAAGATTTTTGGTCACTAGTAATCACCACATTCTCTGTTTTACATTCAGCTGACTCATTTGGATTCAGATTAATGTCTTTGGCTTCGGTAGTTTCAGTAGATAATCCAATTTTTACATCAGCGACAACAACGCCTGGTATTTGATAAATTAATGGATAAATATAAGAAAATCTGACTACTTCACCCATAGTCAGATTGTTAATGTAATTATTTACTATAACTTTTATTTCTTCTTGTCCGTTTTTTTCAAATTTTGAATCTACTTGAATAGAAATATTCACAAAAATAGGAACAGATTTTGCATAATCAAATTTAACAATATGACTAAATCCTCCTAAGTCTTTTACTTCAACTTCCTGATTACCAACAGTGTCAATCCCAGCGGCAACACTTTTAAAAATTGCCTGCCCAATATCGTCTTTCACTCCACCTAAAATATGCACATGTACCGACTTGGGTGGATTACCATACGAATCAGTTTCCATTGTTTTATTTTCAACAACACTAGCGGTCCGTACCCCACTAACTTCTAGCAAAGCAGTTAGAATTCCGTTTATTGGTGGTCCAGGATTCCCACGAACAGAAATACCAATTCGGTCGCGATAGGCTTTATCTGTTTCACGTTCTGCCCCACCCTCAGCCCTAGCAGGGTTATTAACAGATGATATTTCTTCAGTAGGTTCCACTTGTACTATAATAGTATTAGCTGGTACGTTTGAACTAGCATTCTCTTCTAAAGAAATTGCGCGGCCTTTCCCAAATCCATTATCATCAATTTTGACTATATCAATCATCTGAAACATAACTTTATTTTCTGTTGAAAAACGTACGCCTTCATTAATGATGTAACCAGGTTTTCCTGAGAACTCCAGCTCAACCATTGCAACTGTAGCTGGATTTCTATAGATACCACTATTCGCACCTAAACGATCCAATGAAACCCCTGTAGCTTGACTTATGAAGCCACTATAATAAACTCTTTCAGTTAGTTCATGAGATATAGATAAAAACCATGCAACGATACGAATAATGATACCCAGAACAGAATGTCCTGAAACATTAACATCCGAACCAAACAAGGCTTTTGCCTTTTCAGACATATCATAGAGTATTTCATCATATGTTTTTCTTTTAAATCCATTTTCATCAAGCATGTATTACCACCTCCACTTCATCACCTAATGTTGATAGCATCTCCACTGTAATATTCAACTGTCTATTGTTTCTTACAATTTCTATATTTTCAATACTATTAATTCTAGGTTCTTGATCTAAAATCGCTTCTGTAATATCTTGTTTCAAGTAATCTTCATTGTAATTTTTTCCAAACATATTATCACTTTCTAAACCAACGGATGTATCTAATTTAAATTCTTCTAGTCGTATTGATAAGATCATGAATACACTTTGTGCAAGTTCTAAATCTCCTTCAACTAGTAAAATTCCATAGTCAATAAATGATAAGTCTCCATTGACTATTTTCAAATCCCTCATTAAGCAAGCACCCCCATAATAACAGCGTCATTTTGACTATGCATTCTATCAGATGATAATGAATAATCAGCTGAACTTCTATAATTATCTATGTCACGATCACAAAAAACTACTACTACAACCGCTCCCTGTGAGATATCAGACTGACAATGCTTAGTGATCAACGCGTTTAGTATTAATGCTCTTTTGCCTCCGTCTGATTTTAATGCCATTGGCTGAACATCAGCTCTTGCACCTTTTACAGTGACAACTCGACATAGTTGCATAACATTAATTTCTTTTAAAATTCTATTTTTAAATGATCGAAAAAAAGCTAAGTCAGTTTCTTTCATTAGGTTACCACCTCACACGTTGTAACAAATCGACTACCATCATAGGAGTGCTGGCCATTTTTTACATAAAAATTTCCTTTTACATTTTTTGAATCGATATAGACTGCTGTACCTGTAGTGATTTTATGTTGCAAAAGACACTCAACAGACCAACCAGTATAATCATGACTTTCAACTTTTGTTGGTTGGTTAATAAGTCCCGTTTCAGGACTTAATCTGTATCTCTCTTTATTTCCATCTCGAAAATTTTTAATTACAAGTTGACCTCTTTTAAAATATAGTGATGTGTCACAAGCTTTGGAAATCTCTTCTAAAACCATCATTGCTTGGCCATCAGCTGTGTAGCCAGACCCATATATTTTATTATTTTTTAACTTAATTTCTGACAAAGGAATATTTGCTTCCCTAGCAACTCGATTTATAATAGTATGAGCATCCGTTCCATTATTAAAAGTAATATTTACTTCTTTTTGTTCCGAGTAATCTTTACCTTCTAAAAAAGTAAATGTTGTTGCTCTATCTACTCCGTTTAGAACAGAGGGTTTTACTTCTGCTATCGTTCCTGACGTAATCACTCCATTTGAAGTACCTGCATATCCTGCGTGGATATAGACTGGATTTCCTTTCTTAATAAAATCAATACTTTTTTTATTTAAATTGTATATTGTCACACTCATTTCAGATGGATTAGGTGAATCAGAAAAAGGTGCTGTAAAGTGAATTTCTAACCGATCCAACCTGCCTGAATCAGCTCTTAGTAGAACTCGATTCTTCCCATTCTTGTCGTGTATTTCAATTTGTAATAATCGTTGCCATTGCGTATTACCCATTTAATTATCTTCCCTTTCCAAACTTGGAACATTATAATTCGGAGGTAAATCATCTATATAAAGGAAAACCTGAATACCAAAATTTTCAAAAGTTATTTCTTTTGAAGCTCCCGACTCATCCATCGGCACCAAATCTGCTGAAGGTAAACGAGTATCTACAATGTCTTGCCAAAGTCTTTCATCGATTACCATACGCTCACCAATAGCTATCGGTGTATGATCTATGTCATATAGATCTACAGTAAAAAATTTTTCTGTTTGATTATAGTCCACCTCAAAAATGTAATTTGTATTACCTAAAGGTATTTCGAATTTTTCAGGTAATGAATATTTATCAATAGGAATATATGCTCTTAAAGATATTTAGTCACCTCATTTCACACGCGCACGAGCGCCTATGGGTATAAATCTATCTGGCCACTTGTTCCAATCTCTTAATTGCTGAATAGACGTACCATATTGTTGCCACCAACCCCAATAAGTATTTCCTGGCTGAACTGTCACATATACCGCATTACTTGGTTTCGAAGGTTGTTTTGCAACTGGCGGTTGTGGAATCTTCTCCCAAATAGTCTTAGCTACACGTATAGGTTGTAACGTAATTGTTATAGTGAAACCATTTTCCACTGTGTCATACCCTTTACTGATATCTTGTATAACTGCATTTTTAAAATATGATCTGCCTCGATAAACAATCCAACGAACATCTTTTTGCCATGCAACTAATGTATTGTAAGCTTGCTCTGCAGCGTTACCATTTTTAGCGAGAATCCAGCCACTAATTGTGACTGGACCGCCTGTATACATCATATTGTCAGTGATTGGTGCTCCTGATTCAACAGGATATTGAGATACATTAGCAGCACTGGTTACAGTCTCACTGACGTTTACAATCTCAACTTTAGATTTACCACTCTGAATGTATCCCATTAAACAACCTCTCCTGTTCCTAGAATATTAAGTAATTTTGCATACTCATCTTCTAATGCTTGTCTTACAGCCTCTTTAATATCACCAACAACAGATTTATCAGAATTATTCCCAACATTGATAGTAATATTAGGACTAAAATTAACAGATGGAGATCCTTGATTAAAGAGCGCTTTAGTTTTTTCATGAGGATGTACAGTTCCAGCTGTATCTGCTTCGAACAATTCTGGTCCATTCTCTCCTACTAAAACTGTTTCACCTTTTGAAGGGCGGCCTCCCTTTGCATAAGCCTTTAATCTATGACCTGTTGGTCCCCATCCAGAATGTCCATACGGCAAATCTGTTCTCCAGTTAGAATTATTGAAAAATGCCATTAGTTGATGGAAACCATTCATTATATTTTCATATCCACGTACTTTATATGCATCAAAAGTTTGAGGAATGTACTGAAGCAATCCTCGAGCTGGGTTTCCACTAGCTGTATTTACATCCCAAACAGCAGAACTTTGAATAATACTTTGGTTACCACTAGACTCCCTCTGGATTTGAGCTAAAATGCCGTTTACTTCTGCATCACTTACTTGTTGATTCATTTGTTTTGCAGCTTTTCTAACTTGAGGACCCCATCCTGCAGCACCTACCGCCACACCACCAGCAGCTCCGCCATAAGTATCAGGATTTACGTGTTGGCCATTTGGTCCACCTTTTCTAAGTTCATAATGAACATGAGGACCAGTTGACCAACCAGAAGAACCTACATCACCGACGATTTGACCAGCTTTAACTTTATCGCCCATCTTAGCTCTTATGCGGCTCATATGTCCATACATAGCCCATAGATTATCAGCAACTTTAATTCCTACGTGCTCACCTAATCCAATGGAAGAAGATTGAACCCAATCAACCAAACCAGGATATTGAGCTGGAATAGGCGTTCCAGTTGGAGCAGCATAATCAATACCCGTGTGAAAATCCCCATAAAGACCTGGTCGCTTACCATAATCAGAAGTACGAACAAATGGTGATCCAAAATGTGGGGCAAAAGCACCTGAACCAAAAGCGCCACCATCTTCGGAATCAAAAAATCCTTTGAAAGCCTCAAGTTTATTTTTTACCCACTCGGAACTGGTGTCTTTTAGTTTGTTCATGACACCATATCCCAATCCTTGGATATTTTTACCATTTTTATAAGTGTTATGCTTATTAAATAAACCCGTCACTTTCCCAATTGGATCTGATAGCCAATCTTTTGCCGTTTCAGCTATATCTTTAGTTTTTTCTATAGCTTTCGTTCCTACTTCTTTTGCTTTATCTACTGCATTAGATCCAAAGTCTTTTATTTTATCAACAGTATTTGCACCGAAATCCTTAGCACTATCAACAAAATCTGAAAGCCCATTTCCTTTACCTTTATGGAAACCTGGTAAAACTGTTCCTTGCCCCATACCACCATTTAATACAGCTTTTGTATCTGAATGGTTTAAAATCCGTTCACCCGATGTTACATTAGTAACTTCTGGACAATTTGATCCTAATAAACGCATTGAAGAAGTGCTCTTGTTATATGCTAATTCAACACCTTCTTCACCAACTAGCGCTTGACCGCTGTATGATGCACCACGAGAACCAGAACTAAAAGAACGTCCATGCTTTTCTTTAGTTAAATTAGGTGTATTAAATTTAACTGGTTTTATTTTATCTGCACCAAAAAATTCTAACACAACATTTATTCCATCAATTACTGTGTTTATTTTGTTAGCTAAGCCTAATTTAAAATTATCCCAGATTTCTAAGGACTTACTTACTATCTTGTCCATAGCTTCGTTGAATCCTTTACCAAAACCTTTAGCACCTTCTATAGTACCGTCCCAAATCTCTTTAAATTTCTTTTTGGAATCCTTTTTAAAGACTTCCCATTTAGATAATGTTTCACCTGTTTCCCAGTCAACTTGTTCAAGATGACCTTTAGCTTGTTTTTTAGCTTGGAGAACAACATCTTCATGTCGTTTTGTTGCTTCATCCACTACTTTGGTTCGTTCTTCTTCAGCCTTTTGAATTGCTTCATCATATTGTTTTTTTGTAATTGTTCCATTAATGTAATATTCTTCGTCCAAAATAGCTTTAGTTTCTTTATATTTTTCATCAGCTGATTTCACAGCTGCTTCTTTTGCTTTGTAAGATGCTGATACAGCATCTGCTGCTTGTTTAGCACTAATTTCTCCGGCAGCATTTTGAAGATTTCCTAAAATAATTTTTTGCTCTTTAGCTGAATCTGATAATGCAACAACAGCTTGATTTTTCATATCTTCATGAATTGTCTTATTATCAGCAGCATGTTTTTCTTCAACAGCACGTACTGCAGCAGCTGAGGTTTTTTCTAACGACTCAATTTCTTTTTTATCGTTTTCTGATAGTTCTCGATTTTCTAATCTTGCTTTTTCTTTGATTTCATTGATACGATTTGTGTAATACTCTGTAGCAGTAATAGATTCATCATATTCTTGTTTTTCTAATTTCTTGAAATCTTGAACTTTTTCAGAGAACATATTTGTTCGTACTTTTGCTAATTCATCAGCAGCTGCCTTGGCTCCTTGTGCATCCTTTTCATTAAGAATTCCCATACCAGCTAATTTATCAAGATTGCTATTAGATTTATCTTTCTTTTTATTCAGCTGTTTAGTAACTTGATTCTGCATGTCTTCTAAAGCTTTATATCGCTTAGTAACTTCTTCATTGGTAAGAACTCGTCCTTCAATTTTACCTGTAGTGTCTTGATCAACAAGAAGCTCATAGTTTTTCATAAAAGAGTTCATCCGCTTAGCAGTAGCTTTAGATACACCATTACCAGATTTAGTAGTATTATCAAACGGCTTTTCGAATAAATCCTTTGCTGAAGCTTTGATTTCTTTTATTCCTGATTTGCTTTTTTTAACTGCTTTATCAATACCTTGAACTAGAGGACCCAATAAAAAATTATCCTTTGATGATTCCCATAATTCACTAATTTTTTTAGAGATATCGGGCCATTTTTCTTGCAATTTCTTTCCAAATTTACTTCCAAAAATTGATCCTGCCGTTGTCCCTAATATACCTCCAATCACAGTACCAATTGGACCAAACGTTGTTCCGGCTACGGCACCTAATTTTGCGCCAGCTAATGTCGCTGCTTTAGCGCCTAATGCTCCACCAACGATAGAACCTAACGAATCACCAATTTTTTCAAACTTATTATTTTTATTAATTTGAGTTAAAGTTAAACCTGCCGAAATATAAGACAATAAAGGAACCGATTTGGCAAACCTTCTCACTCCGCCAAAAAGTTTAGTACCTTTTCCTATTTTGCCAACAGATTCAACCGGTAAGGATTCCTGTATATTTGGACTAGCGGTAGTATGCGTTGGTGCGCTAGCTTTTTGAGCTGCAGAATCAATATCTTCTAAAGCCTTTCTTGTTTTAAAAGCTTCTCTCTGAGCAGTGTTCCCAAGCTTTTCTAGTTTACCAATAATACCTAAAATTCCCTTTGAGACTCCCAAGAGCGGTTTTCCTACTAGCTTAAACCCTAGCAAACCGCCAATACCATACGTGGCCCATTTGCCAACTTGTTTCATAGCGACAGGGTTTTCATCAGTAAATTCTTTGAGTATACGAATGCTTGGCTTAATAATATATTTAAACCCTTTATCCATTACGTTAAACATATTTTTAGCACCTTCTGCAATGCCAGGTCCTATAGCTTTGCCTACCTTTTTAGCTGTAGGAATTATTTCATCAACAAAATAATCTTTTGCTTGTCCAAAGTGTTTCATTACCTGTTTTGCTGTTGGCTCAACTTTTGCGCCAACATTTTCTAACATATCTGGTATTTCTTCACCTTTTTTTACAAAATCTGTCGCTTTGATAATTAGTGGCGTGAATATTGGTAACAAACCTTGCCCTAACTTCGCCGATGTTTCTTTTATTGATTCTGTAAAAACACGGGTGGCATTTGCAGCTTGATCACTTGTTCTTGCAAAATCGCCTTGGGAGTTCTTAGTTTTAGACATTACGTAGTTATAACGTAAGCGTACTAATTCTTCCTGACTTAGAGAATCTAATTTTGCTTGTTGAACCTCTTCACCTTTAGATTCTGCTTCTGTTAATTTTAACTGCGCATCTCTAGCTTCAATTGAATTTTCACCATGTTTTTTAATGGCTTTATTTAAACGATCTTGAGCTTTTTCTCTTGCCATGGCATTCTTTGCAGCCTTAGAATTATCTACTGACGATTGCAACGCTCCACTGGCCATCGCAAACTGTTCCAAGTTGGTTTGAGTCATAACAATACCCAAACCTTTTAACGCCTCAGTTTCACCAGTAAACACACCATTTAATGCTGTATTTACACGGTCAATTCCTATATTTTTAAATGAAGCAAGATCTCCTGCCAAGTCAACTAATGAAGTAGACATTTTTGCAGCTTCTTCTGTACCAATACCCATTGAAGTTGACATATCTCCATATGTAGCTGCTAAGTCTAACGCTGTACCTTGTGCCAAACCAATATTAGTCAGTGTGGACTTCGACCAATCTTCCACAACTTTATTGTTATCACCAAAAGCTACTTCTACTTTGTTTAAAGCTTCATTAGTATCAGATGCATAGTCAAAGGCCTTTTTGCCTGCTCCTGCGATTGCTGCCCCAGCTATCATTGCACCATTTCTTATCTTTGTAAAAGCTCTCCAAGTAACATCTGAAGCTTTTGTTGCGTAGTCACCTATACGACCAATACTTGTTTGTACACCCTTCGCAGCTTTTCCAACTACTTTTAGAGATGTTGCACTAGATTGAGCGAAAACACTCGCAGAATTTTTACTTTTATCAAACTGATTTCCAACATCTTTTACTTGTTTTACAGTTTGTTTAGCAGAGTTTGTTGTCTTTTGCATAGAATCTTTTGCTCGATTTCCGAACTGGACAACTTTATCTGTATTTTGTTTTAAACCTTCACTATTTCTTTTTAAAGAGGTTGTGGCGCCATCTATGGATTTTGCTGAATTTTGATAAGTACCTTCCATTCGTGCAGCTTTAGCAAGAATTTTATCAGTTTCTTCATTGGCACGCTCTAACGATCTATTATTTATTTTCCAATCGAGTTCGATTACTGAACTACGTAACGCATCTGCCATTATTAGATGACACCTCCTCTTGATTTAGTTAGATTTATTTTTTGATATGCTACTTCGTTCCAAACTGCTAGCTCCTCTGCCGTGGCAATTTCGACTTCATCTTTAGTGGCAATGCCTGCTATTACAGGCAGCCACCTAAACATATCTTTTTGAACTTCTCTTTCCGTAATTCTCGGATTAGGGCTAGTTAAGCATTCGACCAAGAAAGTTGTCGGCTAATGCCATAACCTCACGATATCCTTCGTGTTCATCCCAATAGTCCCAGTTCAATTTTGGTGTAACAATAACTGAGTCCATAAGTTGAGAGTGGTAAGCAACGTCAGAAAAAGTATTTGATGGTCCTTTTGAGTTATCTAAAATCGCTTGAGCTGCACGTGTTCCAGGGAATTGAAATGTATATTCCACATCTTCAACAGTATGTTTTTCTTGTTTTCCAAACTTACTAAATGGTTTTTTTTCTGCTTCTGGAATGTTATTTTTCGCTTCTAACTCTTTTACTTCATCTTTTTTCGTCATGATAAATTCCTCCTAAAGTTAAATAAAAAGCACTTAACGAGATGTTAAGTGCCTAGTTATATTCGTGTTTGTAATCTAATGCTTTAATCGTATAAGAACGAGTTGGAACGCCTTTACCAAACGATCCATCAGGCGTTTTTTCAATATAGGCTTTTGATGCCCATGCTTTTTCAGTTGAATGTGTCACAGAAATTGCAAATTCTTTACGACCATTAGCTAAAGCCATCAGCTGTTTGTTACATGGTGAGTTTTGAGACAAGTTAATTGTAAAAGTCCCTAAATTATCGTTGTTCTTCGCAGCACTAGATTGTCCTTGAGCATCTGTTTGTACTTCAATATACGAATTATCTTTTGAAAAAGATACCATGTCACCATCTTGAAAGCCAAATTGGACGACATTGTCAATAATAGTAGATACCTCTTTGGCATCATAAGTTGTCATACTTTGCATTAGTTAGTTCCCCCTTTAGACTTCAATTGTTCCAGTAACATCAACAGTGTGAATTGCTCCAGAACGTTTGTATTTAAATGATAATCCTTTATAGTTTCGTGCTGCAATGTCATCTGGATTTAAATCTTGACGTCCCAAAGCAGTCACACTATAATTTCCAACACCAGTTTCATCTACAATATCTACAATTCCGTTATTAAATGCAGTTTCCAAAACATTTGCAACGGTTGTATCTAATAAAGCAATTCCATTAGAATCAAAAGTTAATTTATCTGTCGTTGATAACAAGCGCTGAACATTTGTTTCAATGTTTGATTTAACCCAGTGATCCCCATGCAGGGCATCGATAAATTCGCCACTCATTGTTTTTCCTTCTGATGTTTGGGGGATTCCCGCTTTTGATACATAAGCAATAGCATTAGCTTTCTCAATCGCTTGTAGTTGAGAGGTAGTTAATGTGTTAGGTGTAATCCCTACTAAATTATGTCGGAATTTCCAAGTAACACTTCCGACTGTTAAGCTTGCAGTATTACCAATTAATGCAGCATCTAAAAATTCTTCTAACGGATGAACTAAGCCGATAGTTAGATTGTTCCCTGTAAAAACTGTTAATTCGTCAACTGTAGCTGTCTGAATTACTAAAAACTTAAATTCGTTTTCTTCAATTAAATTTGATAGTGCCAAAGCATCTGCCTCGACAAAGTTGGCTAATAATGCAAAATGCCAATCATTATAAAAGTAACTTGTAGCTGCGGCGATAATTCCACTTCCAGCAATTAAGCTATCTGGTTGCTCTGGTTCAGAAGGTTTGTCTGCTACAAAAGTTACTACTGCAATAGTTTGTGGTTTGTTTTCCTGTTTCCAAATAGTTTCTGCTTTTTTATAAACAGTAGTTGTTGTAGCAAAATCTTTTGCTAATGTTTCTAAACTTGTATATTCTTTATAGTTTTGAGTAGATCCTTGAACAAAAATTGCTGGATTTCCTAATCCAACAATGGGCTGTGGATGCATAATGTCAATTTTTACATTAACATCTGTAATTTTTTCAATCATTTGTTTTCCTCCTGTAATTCGATATTTTCGATAATTACCGCATTGTCAACATAACTGTCTTGAACTCTAAAACGAGCATCAAAACCAGCTAGACGTTCATAATCAATGCTAATGAAATTATCTCGTTTTTTAGATTGGGTTGTTTTAACTAATGTTATTCTTGAATTTTGTAATCCCACTTTTACAGAAAAGCTATTCAAATATTTCCTCAATTGCTCTGATAAATTAAGCGCCTGAATACTAGAATCAGTGTGACATTTAATAGACACTACTAATTCAAATACTTCATTATCAGTGACATCTATCGTCACTGGAATGTACGGCGAGATGACTTCATAGGAAAAAAATGGTTTGTCTGGTTGAGGTCCAGCTGTACTACTTTCAATAAGTTGACATCCCGTACCTTTTTGGACAACTTCTATCAGCTTATTTGCCAACAAACCATAGTTATAACTTTCAGTCATGACCCTGCACCGCCTTTAAACCATATTGCGTAACATTCGAATAATCAGTATACGGTGTTATAGATTCTACTGAATAGACCCTATTTTCTTTTAAAATTCGTGATTTTATAGGTACTTGTTCAGATGAGAACCAAATCAAATCGTATTCTTCATATCTACCACCGTCTCCATATTTAGCCTGCATTGGCAATTGTGTGATGAGACTACTTGGAATTACAGGATCGTTCAGTTCTCTCTTTTCCCATGATTCATAAGGAGTTTGAAACCACTCTCCATGAACATAGGTGCCTTCTTTTTCAGGTTTGACTAGTAGGGTAATTGGAATACCAAAACTATCCAAAACAGAAGTGAAGTCTAGTTTTTGCATCAGCCTTTCACCACCTTATATGTTACAGACTGCCTTAAACGCCCTGTATCTATTAACGGATTACTTGATTTTTTATTATGAATTGTTATTGGTGAATTAGGTGGATCAGATAAATTTCTAATCGTTCGCTGAACATCTCGCTGAATGCGCAGGCCTAAGTGATTCATTAATTCATTAGCGGTCAATTCTCCATCTACTACTTTTTTAACTAACGTCAAAGAATAATCTGACCACTCTTTATTTTTCTCATCAAAAGTCGAGCGCAAGAATGAACGCTCTGGTATTGTGATTTTCTCAGTTAACATATATGCAAACTCAAGCTGATCTTTCCCTTTGTTCATTACTAAAAACTTATGCCCTTCTTTTGTTTGCATAAAGAATAGATCAAAATCTCTCGGACTTTTTCCTTTATATTTTTTTGATAGAGGAATAGTTAAGTATTTTCCTTTAGGTTTTATCGTACAACCGAACTCATGGACGTTTGCAATCATAGCCATAAAAGAATCATCCGAGCCAAATATTCCGATTTGTATAACAAATCTTTTTAGCAAGGATAATTCTTTAATAATTTGAGGAATTCTGTTTATTTCATTTATTTTCATTAAATCACTACCAAACTCAATGAACCTTTTTTAGCGTATTCGTTGTAAAGACGTAAATACTCTTGGCCATAAACGGTTCTTTTTAGGTCGGTAAAAGTTGAGTGAAAACCCGAATACTCTTTTTTTAGCGAGCCTACTTGCTCGGATTTAGTATTTTGGTTGTTCAAAACGGCTAGATGGCAAGCGAGATAGCGACACGCCTTCTCCTTAACCTCTTCTTTAAATGGCAATGCATCTACTTCTAGCCAAGCATCATCAATAAACAACTTAATAGAATCATTGTTAACCCCTACTAGTTCTGCAGCTGTTAACCTAACATTTTCAACTGTGCTTTTTGGCATAGTACCACTTCCTATTCTGGATTAACTACGCTGTCTTCATCAGGGTTTTTAATATCATCAATTTGATTTTCGATTGCTTTGACTACAGTTGTGCGATTTTTGTTTGCTTGCTCTTCTTCCAACCATTTTTCCAACAATTCTAAATCGAACGTATCAGCAATGGATTCTACTGCTTTATTGGCACTCAATTCAGTAAAACCAACTGCTTTTTTTGATTTTCCTTTTGTTATATGGTCCAAAATCTCAATTTCTCCTAATCTTTCCAACGATTTATTTAATGGTAATTCCATACCTTTAATAAATGCTTCAGCATCTGAATTATCTAAATCATTTACTCCTGGAATTAATCGAATATTTCCAATATGTCTAATATATGAACCTTTATTGTGTACTAACATAATCTTTACCTCCTTATTTTTAAATACCATCCACACGAACAATTGCATATGGCGTTCTAATTAACGCACCACCACAACGTTCTACAAATGGTACTTTCCAATTTGGAAAAGACCATTCAACCTCTAAACGCACGATGTCTTCTGGAAGTAAAATTTCACAAGTTGATGGTTTTGTATCCATGATAATAAATGAATCAGAATTATCAGTACCTACACCTTTTAAATCATAAACTTGCTCAATAGATGAAAACCAGCCATTTTCCTGAACAACTTTCATAATTGATCGGGCATCATATTCACCATAACGACGATTCAATTCTTCATATTGTTCTGGAGCAACCATTAATTTTAAACTAGATCCTTTAAATCCTGGAATAATAGTAATTTTAGCTCGAGATGTACGTAATTGTTCAACAATCTCTTCACTGGTCATTTCTTTCCACTTCTTAGGTGAATTAATAACTTGAATACCTTCAGCATTCGCAACACCTTTATGGTTTACTTTAGGATCTCCCACAAAAATAAAGCTATTTTCTTTTTCAGCAATAGTACGTCGTGCCACTTCTGCTTTTGTTGCATCAATTGAAGTTCCCATCATTTGAGCTTGACGAATTTCTTGTCGACTATAACGAATACCAGCAGCAATTGTAAAAATTGGTGATTGATAACGTTTCATATCAATGTCAACTAAAGGAAGATCATCTGCACCATTTGCGATAATTTTTGCAGCGCCACTTCTAGTCATAACATTATATGCGTATGTTTCCGCTCCTGGATTGATATCTGTTTTAACATTAAACATGGTTCGCGCCACAAGTTCCTCCTGTGGTGCTTGATAAATGACCTTATCAATTTCTTGTAGGTCACGTGCTTCTAAAGTTGCTGTTACATCATTTCCCATTTAGTTATCCTCCTAGTTTTTTAAGGTAAGTTAATTTGTAAAACTGCTAAACTACCAGCTGATGCCGATGTTTTGAATGTACCAATCACGGTATCTGATGGTGTCGTAGCTGGATCAGAACTAATAGTTGCTTTTCCAAAATTTCCAGTTGATAAAGCTTTTGCATTTTCTCCTGCTAAAACATCTTCATCAACTTTCACCCAAATAGCCCCTTTACGTAAAATTGGTACCATTTCGTGTTCTTTATATTTACCAACTTTTTCTGCATCTCCATAAGGGATTTCTTCTACATAATTTTTAGCATATGAAATACCATAAAATTGCCCATCTTTATATGTGGTAGCAACGTCTTCTGTTACTTGCACGCCGACACCGAAACCTAAACCACCAACACCAACGACAAGACTATCTGCTTGTACACCTTGATAATTAGCTAATTTTCCAATACTAAGTTCAGGCTTCATATACTTTTCTGGATAAGGAATAGTCATAGTTATTTATCCTCCTTTTTGTTCATGTTCAAACGGTTATTTTTTTGTTTTTCAATTTCTTCCGCCGCTTCTTTATCTTTATCTTTTGCATCGTTGAACGCTGCTGGATTTGTAAATCCTTTTTTCTCCACATTTGCAACAGCTGAATCAAAGTATGCTGCAATATAATCGTCTGATTTTCCATCACCTTTAAAGTCAGGTGATGTTTTGGCAATTACTGATTCTTTAATTTCACGATCAGATTTGTCAGTGAGATCAACTGAATCACCAAGAAACTTTTGTGCTTTATTAATTAGATCAACACGATCTTGAACCCGCTTATCCAAAGCATCTGCAGTTACTTCTTTTTTCTTTGCTTCATCAATTTCCTTATTTAACTTATCAATTTGAGCTTTTAAAGCATCTCGCTCACCTTCTAATTTCTCAACGTTTGCTTTACGTTGTTCGGCTGCATCTAATTTTGCTTCTAAAGATTCAAATTTTGCTTTTACAATTGAATCCACTTCAAATTCCTTTGAATCAATAATTAATTTTGACATGTTATTTCCTCCTGTTTGTTTATCTTTTGAATCAATCATGAAAGCAACTGAATCGCCACGTATAGCAACTTCTGGACCAGCTCTGCCTTCATCAACTATTGCAATATGATTAATTAGCATATTCCTTTGCACAGAATCATATTGCATGCCATTATACACGCCAGTTTCTTTTGAAACATCTGCTTGAAAACCGATGCTCAGTTCACGTTTTCCATCGTTAATTTTCTTTATTGTCTCTGCATCTGTAATTGTGAACGAAACCAATAGCTTATTATCTAAAACGTGAGCATCATTATGAGTCATGCCTTTTGAATATTTATTGTAATTAGCTGCTGTTACTGGTTCGGTCGGATGATCATCAGTCATTGGCTTAGCATTTGCTGAAAGTACAGTTGTCTTAGAAAATAATTCATCAGGCAATTTTGCCTCCATTGATAATCCGCCATCAGTTCGACGGTAAGGGAAAACACCTGGTCGTGTAATTGGACAAGCTGTGATTGTCAAATAGCCTTCATCAGTTTCTTTAAAATCCTGAATAAAGGCTTTGTCATATCTAATTACCATGTCTTCACCCCACTATTCGACTAACAAGCGAATGCCTTCGGTTACTTGATTACTCGACTCTAACTCATTAAGATCCAGTAATTTTCGTAGGCTCATATGATAGCGTGTCGCAATTTCACTAGCAGTTTCTCCTTCAGAAACAGTATGGGTCGTTTTCTGCGTAGTTTTTGACAACTCTTTTTTGTTTTCTTCTTTACTAGAAGTTTTTTTCTCTTTAGCCATTTTGATCACCTCCTTCAGTTACATCAAACCTGATATTTCTCCACTTTTTATAAGCATCGAAATATAGTTCATTTTTATCACCGTTGAAGTTAACTTCGTAATACATACCATCAAATAGATTGGTACTTAATAATGCTTTATTATTTTGCAGGGTTTTCGCTAACCAGACCACGTAAATATCAGACTCGCTTATTTTTTTTTGATCTGTGTAATCCAATTGACTGTTAGCAAAATCAACTACATGCTTTTTACATAAATCAATAAATTTTTGACTATCCATTAATGTCCCTCCTGTTTTTTGAGTATAAAAAATAGCCCCAACCTATAAGGTCGGTGCTACTCTTCTTTTTCTTTTAAAGATTTCTTCAATTGCTGCATGAAATCTTTATCTTTCTTTTTCGATGTATCTATTTCTTTTTTTGTCATCTCATCTGGGTAACCTAGACTTTTTGATTTGGGAACGTCTTCCCATCTACGTTTGTTTTTCTCATCTTTATTCATGGTACTCCTCCAGTACTATATATGGTTTTCCATCCAATAAATATCTGTCTTTAACAATAAACTTGGCATCACGATTAAACAGAACTTCTTTTTCCGACTTGTTGTAAGAACCTAAATCTTTTCCAGTTGAGCTCATTATAACAAATCTTAACGAGTCTTGCTCTGAGTAAATGTCTTTTGTAGTCGAAATGTATTCAGGAAATTGAACAACATCATTTAAATTGTAGTTGTTAGCAAACCTCACTAGGTCATCACTGCTATCAAAAAACATGGAACGTGTTACTTCACCATCATAGTTGGTCATTTTGCCTAACGCTTTGTCTAAATTGTCTATCAATTTCAAGTCGCTTTCATCTAACTGATAACCATTTCTGAGCTTATCGTTTAATTTGTAAGCTTCAGAGCTAACATATGTCTTGACCGCATGCTCTTCTTGATTAGAAAGGCCGAGATCAATGCTTTCTTCAAGCAATTCTTCATCGTTGACTGGTTCAGCAACACAGCGACAATTATATTCTTCGCCTGGTAATAATGGATTATCAGCATAAAAGTAAATCTTCCCGTTACGTTCTCGATGAGAATCCCTAACTCGTTCATCTCCACTATCACTCCATCTAAAAGCTTGAAATCCCGCTCGTTTTTGGCGTTCACTATTCATCTGACCTAAAATAGTACCTGTCTGATCACGAGCAATAAACGCTGCTTTGTCTGATGACATACCAGCTTGATGAACAAGCTCTTCTCTTATCTCGTTTGAAGATTTGCCTTCTGTGATTCCACGATAAATAACCTGTTCAAACTTTTTTGAGTAATCATCACGAATATTAGTGACATAACTGATGTTTTCCGCTATTTTAGCTTGAACATAGCTGTCTAACCATTGTTCAGTCTGTAGTGGGTTTATTCCTCTAGCGCTAAGTTGAGAGTTCACATTAGACTTGTTAAATGCGTTGACACTATTAATATGCTTACGAACTATTTTTTGTGCGGTTCTGTTTTGAAGAATACCTAAAAAGTATGTTTGCGCATTTCTGATTAGTTTCGATGCGGCATCGAATAATCCATCATTAATTAAGTTGGAATCATTAACAATATTTTTATCATCTATCATCGGTGCTAGATACTTATCAAATTCATATGGTGTGGTCTTAACTGATTTTCTTGTATAGCAGTTATACGAGAATAGTAGTTCATGACATCATATTGTGCTCCAGTAACAGTTCCGCCCTCTTGACCTTTTAAAACAGTCTTAGGCATTCGAGCAGCCCCTGCTAAGTAATCCCAAACAAAGTCTAAAAGTTCACCGATACCTGCTACCGAAGAACTTTCTTTACCAAGACTTTCTTCCGAGTCAATAATAGCAAGCGCCTCTGTTCTGAACTTGTAATCCATTTTCATTGTAATTTCTAATTTTTCTTCTGCTGTTAAATTACGGACATCTGATGACTTGTATACTTTGAAAATAAAATCATACAGAATTTGTCCGACTGACCAAACAGATGTGTCAGCTACAGTTAAGATATCATAAAGATTCTCTAATAAAGATGATCCTTCTAATTCATCTTCAAATCTCAAATTTTGTTGATGTAAAACTCGTGACCTATGAATTGTTGTAGCTCTGCTGTAAGTCGTATTATTTAGAAGGTGTATGCGACTGTTGTTTGATCTATTATTGACTTCAAAAGATTCAATCTGTCCATAGTTTGGACTAAAAACATCTTCATCAATAATTCTATTACTAATCTTTTTGCCTGAAAATGCATTAATATACGGAACACTTTTAATATTCTCAAAGTCTAATGGCTCACATAGAGAGTACTCTCTTTTCTCTATTGTTCCAATACTTACGAATCCATCTCCATATAATCGTTCATACATGAATAATTGTTGTAATCGTTCCTTAGCTTTCAGCTGTCTCAGCTTACTTTCGTACAGAGCTTTTACTTTATCATCTTCCATTTTGAGACTCCACCCATTTCTAGTTAAGTCTTCTGCTGGAATGTCTACGATATTTTTCGCCATCGAGTTAGACGAGTAAAGCGACTCTAATTGTGAGCATGACAATCTCTTGCTCGTTCCTGGTCTTTGTCTAGATAAGTTGTCTCTAGCATGGCCTTTGCCATTTCCAAGCATAAAGTCACTTCGATATGCTTTACCATCTAACTTTAATAACTTAGCTTCATTGGCTATATTCCCCATTTACTCACCGCCTTTCAAATTTTTAATTGTCGAGATACCTTTCTCTTAAACTTACTTTGCTGACCATTTTGTTTAACAATTGGGTCATACTGTCAACGTCATCATCATGTTCTGCATTTGGGAACGCTACTAGTTCATCAATAAAGTCATTTACCCAAGGACAAATTAAAGGGTGAGGAAGATAGATATTTCCTGCTTCCCAAAGAGGAGCAACTGCGTTGGCTCTAACTTCTTTTCCACCATCTGGAGTCACAGGAACTATTCCAGATATCTTTTTCTTTAACATCTCAATAACAGCGGTTCCGTTTGCCTTATCCTCAATATAAATCCCTCTGGCTTTAGGCCATTTATTACACATAACCTTGATTGCTTTCATCGTCTCAACTATGCCCATACGCTCATGATGACGGTCTAATAAATAAAAATCGGCTCTCTTCTTGCCCCATACCTGACCAGATACATAGTCAGATGTTTCGGTGTCTTTGAAAGTACAGTCCCAAGACTGAGCTTGTCTATCAAAAAGACGTGGTAAAATAACCACGTCATCGCCTAAACTTAATTCAATTTTTTTGGATAATGTTGGCACATAGAACTTAATCCATGAACGTTTGAAAATGTTACCACCTGCTGGTGTTGGTCGTTGTTGATACAAAGCAGCCCAGCCACGAGAACCAGTAACTGCTTTTGTTTTAGCAGCCCACTCCTCATCTTTCCCAATCTCTGGTGCTAGGGCTTCGCCTGGTTCCCTACCTAGAAGATCATCGTCTTCAGCAATAGCTGGGATTTTTATTTCTTCCCACGGGAGCGTCTTTTCTTTAAGCAATCGACCTGCTAAGTCGTCCTCATGCCAACGCGTCATAATCACAATAACACTAGCATCAGCCGTCAGACGAGAATAAAAAGTGTCTTGCCATTCATTATAAATTTTATCGCGAATAGTTTTGGACTCGGCTTCTGCTCGGTTTTTTATTGGATCATCTATAATTAATAGTCTAGCTCCACGTCCTGTTGCACCACCTAAAATAGAAGTACTGTAAAGCGAGCCTAGATGACCTTCAACTCCCCATTCACTGACAGATGAAGTTTCAGAGCTTATTTGTAAGCCGAATAATTGGTCCGAAAACAAGCGGAACTTTTCGCGGTTCTTTCTGCCAAACTTTTGGAATAATTCTTTTGAATAAGAAACAACCATCACCAGACTATCTGGATGTCTCATTAAATAATAAGCTGGAAATGTCTCTGTAATAACAGTAGATTTACCGTGTTGGGGAGGTATTTCGATAATATAATACTTTTGCTCCCCATCAATTATTTTTTGAAGTCGATCTGTAATGTACTTCTGATGTCTTAATAAATCCCATTGTTTACCATGTGACAAATAGAAGAAATCTCCATAATTTCGTCTAGCTAGTTCTTCCAATGCAGCGTTAGCTAATGCATCAAGTTGCTCTTGGTCCATTTGCTAATCGCCTCAATTCTTCTTCCGACAAATTCGCAAGCGGATTAACATCCACTTTTCCGCTATGCTGTATCTGGTCAATTGCTTTAAAGCCACCTCGGTCTAAAATGTCTTGGAAAATAGATTTCTTTAGACTCTGTAATTTTTCCCATTCCTTGGCATCAAGATGACGAGATTGATGCTTTGACAATTCATTTAGTAACACAACTCTTTCAAGATTCCGTTCAAAATATTCTTTTTTTATGGAGTCAATCTGCTCTAAAAGACTTCTTTTGTGGCTTCGCATTTCTTTCTTTCGACCATCAATAGCATCTGCTGCCTTTTGTACTTTTTCTAAGTCGTTATTCGTCTTAAGCATTTCGAGCTCTAAATCGCTAAGTTCAGACTTTATTTTATCAATTGCTATCTCAGCTTCGTTGTGAGCTTGTATTTTTTCTTCAGTTTGCATTGCTATATCTAACAGCATTGAAAAACTACGCAATCCCTCGTCCTTCATACGATCGCGTAGTCTTTTCATTTCCAATTGAATTTTTTCTTTAATGTAAGCATTTGTTAGTAATTTATGTCCCTGTTGCCTTGCTGTTTTTTCGGAATAACCTACTAAAACAGCAGCTTTTGTCGCATTAAAAGACTGGAGGTAGTAGCCTACAAACAAATCATATCTTTCCCTAGTTTTTTTGGATGGTTGCTTAGTTTCATCGTTCATTATACTACCTCCTTTTAAATCACATTTTATTTTTTATAGAGATGTGTCCACTCCATGTGGAACATCAGTATATACTTCGATCTTACATTCCGGGCATTCGTAAGTATACGTCGTTGAAAATGAAAGAATAAGACTATGCATAGAAATTAATTTATTTTCTGATTCATAACAACGAGAACAATAAACCCTCTCTTTATTCCCTTTCTTATACAACAAATTATCTTCAAAAATTAGTTCCGATGACAATATTTTCTCATTTTTCAACTCATGGTTTTCTTCTCTTAATTTCCTATTCTCTTCTTGAATTGAGATTAACTCCTTTTGAACATCCATAACAGCACTTATAGCAACTGGGTCTTTACTCCCTGTTGCTAATTGAATCATCTTTTCAAGTGAATTAGTGAATCCCATATAATTACCTCCTTGTTTCCTCTATTATATCAAGAAACAAGAAAAATATTACTTTAATTTTTAAGTATTTTATCAGCTTCAATAAGAGTTTTTAAATCACTAACTGAAGTTAGTTTGATTTCGCCATTTTTAAGATTTTTTAACCATTGGGCCATCGTGGCTCTTATGATTTTTCGGTATTGTTCATAATCTTCGGCATCTTCAAATTCTTTCTCTAATTCCAAATCTAAAATATCAATTTTTTCATGTTCTTCTTTTGTTCCCATTGTTAAAACACCCCGCATTTGATAAAATGCTAAAAGACACAGAGGGTGTCGAAAATCCACGCGTGGGAATTCTCTGTGTCTTCGGGGTGTTTTTTGCGTCCTGAGGAATTAGTCGAGTGTTAGCTGCACTCGGCTTTTTTTATTTATTCTACAAGTTCTGCAATGATTCCTGTTGATTTTTCAAAGCGTTCTATGATTACATCACAGAAGAGTGGATCTAATTCAAGCGTATAACAGATACGATTTAACTGTTCACAAGTCATTAATGTACTTCCTGAACCGCCAAATAGATCTAAAACAATATCTTGTCTTTTAGAGCTATTTCTAACTGGTATCGCAATAAGTGATAACGGCTTTTGTGTAGGATGATAGTAAGTTGCTACATCATCTCTTGGTACTTTCCAAATGGTAGCTGGTAAATCTTCTAATAGATCATCTTGCCAAATTGTAGTTTGCTTTCTGTCTCCGTACCAGGCAGGTGCCTGTTTTTTCTTATGAGCATAGAAAACTGGCTCATGTTGCCATCTATATTGACTCCACCCAAACGTAGCATTATTTTTTACCCATATGCATTGGGAACGGACAAAAATTCCAGCAGCGTTCATGCTGTTTTCAAATTCACGTTGATAAGATGATCCGTGGAACACATAAATCGCTGAGTCATCTCTCATTGCATGAGAATAGTTTTGAAATACTGACATCAAGAATTGGTCGAACTCTTCATCACTCATGTCATCATTCATAATTTTCTCCCGACCAGATTCGTTTAATTCTTTATTGTCAGATTTTACTGCTACGTTATAAGGTGGATCAGTCACAACTAGATTTGCTTTTTTTCCTTGTAATAACTTTTCAACATCCGAAGGCTTTGTCGCGTCGCCACACAATAGATAATGATTACCAAGTTTCCATAATTGGCCCAATTTAGTTTTAGCTTCAGGATGATTTTCTATGAACTCATTAACTTGAAAATCATCTTCAATAATCGGTTTCTCAATATCTTCTTCATAATTGAAAGAAGCGAGCAAGCTATCTACTTCCTCAGTGTCAAAACCAGTCAGATTAACAGCTTCATCATCTAATTCATTTAATAAAATAGAGAGTTTTTCTTCATCCCACCGACCAGAAATCTTATTGAGAGCCACGTTGAGCGCTTTTTCTTTATCGAGAGGTAAATCTACGACGGATACCTCTATTTCATTAAATAACCCCAGTTCTTTGGCAACAGCGATACGCTGATGACCACCAACCAAGTTACCTGTTTGAATATTGTAAATCGGAGGATCTACAAATCCAAATTCTAGGATAGATTGTTTTAGTTTCTCGTACTCTAGTGTGCCTGGTTTTAAATCCACTCGGGGATTGTATGGCGCAGGCTTTAAGTCTGATAATTTTATTTTTTCTATTTTCAACTTAGTACCTCCAAATTTTGCACAAAATAAAAAAGCCCAGTCGGACTTTTTTACAACTAATCTTTACTATCATCAATTCCAAAAAATCTTTTCATAGTGTCGCGGAAAGATGTCAACTTTGTGGTATTAAGGGTCAGTCCCAATGTCACAGATATTAATAAAACTATAGAAACAATGCTTCTGCCAGTATCTAACTCAGATACAGCATCTTTTTTGTTAGTAACAATTGCTAGTATTGCAGTTACCATTAAAACTATCAAAAAGCTAGCAAGAGCAATAAGAAGAAATAGCTCTTTTTTTGAAAACTTTATTTTTTCAGGCAGAGAATTTGTTTTCGTAGAATTTTTATTTAAAACATCTTGTAGTTGGTTGGCCATACTCATTTTTTTATTCATTGGGATATAACTAGAATCATAGATATCAAGTATAAGGTCTTTAATCACCATTTTGGGACTATTCATTAGTTTAACATCTACACTATTTTCTCTCGATATGGAGTCAATCAATATCTCAACTAATTCGTACGTAATTTGCTCTCCTTCAGAAATTATTTTTCTTAAAATAGCTAAAACTTCTTTATTTGATTTTTTTACTTCAACAGGAATCTTTGTCTTATCTAATATTCTTGTTATTCTATATGTGATAGGAACTAAAATAGTACCACTAATAATTGCTCCTAAAATTGCTACTGTCCATTGATTATTAAAAAAAGATATCATCCTTTACCCCCTCCTAACAGAATTCATTATATCATAGGAGTCGTCCATTTTGATTGAGGTGTAATAAGTCACTTGGAAAAAATTTACATTAGTTCATTTCAATAAAAATTTATTAACAAAATAGATTTGACCTTTTCCAGTGACCTTTGGAGTCTTGCTGATGCTTACGCTACCATCACTGCGCGCTATGGTAGTTTCTTTTACTTCAAACAGTTCGAGGTCCATTGACTTCTGTGTTGGCATGTTCCAATCAGTGCCTTTTCGTTTGATTAGATAGCCTTTTTCACGCAACCATGAAAATAAACGTTTAGCACCAACGTCTACACCGTTTTGTTTAATTAATTTAGCAAGCTCACCAATTAAAATGCTAGTATGGCTAACACTGACAGCATCTGCAAATAATGCTTTGGGCCTCAATTGCTCATTTTCTAATTGTAGAGCTTCAACTTTTTTTGTTTGAATTTGTAAGGCGCGTTGAACGACCATCTCAGGATTATTCCAAGCTTTTTCTAGTTGAATAAAATATTGTCGAGCTTGTTTACCTTTTTCTGTTCTCGTTAACATTGAAATGTGTTTTGCTGTGTCTAGTTTCAATGCAAAGTCATCATACAGTCTATTAGCCCCGTTACCACTTTCAACGAGGTAACTTTGAGGTGCCTTCGTATAATCTACATTTAGAAAGAATAAATCTTGGTATTGATCCCACCATGCAGAAAACTTTTTCTTAATACCTAAATGTCTATGCAAGTCTCTAGCACTGACTAACTGTTCATCATTTTCATTGACTGATACCTTGATTAATTCTTTCATAACGAGCGCTCCTTATTTTATGTATTAAATTTTCTTGAATGTGATTATCTTTATAAAATCCGTGGCCCAAAAAACTCAATTCTAAATTAGACATTTCTTTTTTATTTACACGTTGTGTACATTCAATGACAGCGTAATGTCGATGAAGTTCAACTTGTCTAGTTATTTTTGGCGGATAATTTTTACTTAAACTTATGTACCAGTAATTCATAATGTATCCCCTATTTAAATTTGTGTGGAACGCCTAGCCGAATCCACACTGAATAACAATACTAGGTTGCTCGCCTTTTTCCTGTTTCCGCAGGCAGGCACTTTGAAAGGAAGGAGTGAAAATCGTGTGTCACAGTAGTAGAAACATTTATTGACATATACCGATTTTTTATTTAAGTGGTTTCCCACTTATTGACGTGACAGGAATCGAACCTGCACAAGCAATCACGCACTATTGATTAAAAATCAATTGCTCTACCTATTGAGCTACACGTCTACCTAATTTACTCGTAATTTGTAGAAATTTAGAGGAGGAGGAACACCTCCTCTCTTGTATTTTTTTACAAGTAAATATTATTAAGCTACTCTACCAACTTAGAATAGGAGAATTTTACCTCTCACCTATAGGTGGGAATGGTTTACAAAAAAATGAAATTTAAAATAATGAAATCTGATGTCCATATTCGAAATAAGCATCAATTTTATTCCTAATTCGTTGTGACATGGATTTAGCAGTCCCTACTTTAATATCCATTTTTTCAGCAGCTTCTGCATAAGTAAGTTGCTGATTATGGATATAATCAAACAAATCACGTTCTCTCTCGCTGAACGTTGATAACAACTCTTTAAGTTGAATCAACATCTCTTGTTTCTCTTCAGTAATAGGGTAATTACGTGCAGATTCATACTGGTTACAATAAATTTCGTATGATATCTTATCCATATTTGTAATATGTTTAGCTCTGCGATATTTAGGTATTTTTTTTGCTGCCTCCTCATCAAGAGGTCGCTCAATTCCATGTTCAAGCCAATATAACGCATATTTGGTAGATGAAATAATTTCAGCATAAATGGACTGTTCCTTTATATCTTCTGCAGTACGGTCATCAATTGTTTCTAATCTGCCATTTTTTTCAATTTGATACTTCTTTTTTTCAATTCGTCGATGCTGACGACTTGCGTCTTTTAAATCAGACTTATATTCCTGAATCAAAATCTCTCTTCCGTGTTGGTCTAACATCGGCGAATCGCTCCTTCTAATAAAAATACAAAAAGACACCTAACCAATGTGTAAAAACACAATTGGTCAGATGTCTTCTAGTATGTCTAGTCAGACTATATTAAAATTTTTCTTTAATTTTTTGTTCAATAAACGTTACTTTACCAGCATGAGATATTACTTCAACAATTCCATGTTCAGGCAGATCGGCTACTTTTGTTTGCCCGTTGCTAACTAGTATTATAACATGCTTTCCATCAAAATTCTCTAATTCGGATAGTTTGGCTGGCTTAAAGTCCACATAATCCACCTCTGATTATTTTTTCTTCGTATTTATCGTTCCATTGGCCATTGCTTTCTCTTGTAAACGACGCTTTTTCTTTTTAATTTTTGATTTTTTCTTACCCATAAATTTTCCTCTTTTCATTAATTAATATCTTATTATTTTATTTCTTTTTTTCAGTCGCAAATCCCATGATGATTTGATTCTTTAGATATCGTAATTGCTGTCTGACATATGATTCCTCTCTACAGCAAGATAATCTATAGTTAATATCCTTTAAAACCGCTAAATCAAAATTGTATTTGCCCAGTAATTCATTGATTTCTTCTTCAGCTGTTTTCATTTAATTCTCCTTTAGCGTGATCGGTCTGCCATACTTTAAAATTTCCCAAGTGCCATCTTTCATATTGGTTTTATTCATATGATTTCTTTCATCACGAGCAATTGTATAATCGAAAAATAAATCGGCTTGCTCTGATCCATGCAGGTATTCAACATACACACCGTCGATTTGACGACCTAAGATATAAACTTCTGGATAACTTAGCATTATTGTTCTCCTTCAAGAGATATAGTCACACCAGTGATTTTTAAGCCAATTAGTTTACTTAAAACCATAATTGCTTCATCCACCAGCAATCCATCTCGTTGAATGGAACTGCCACATGTAAATCGGTCCATTCTTACAATTTCATCCACCGTTACAGGATATGGAATAGTAACGTCTACTTTTTTGGCAATTTGTTCAATGGCTTGAACATGAGCTTTATTCGCTGCTAAAATATACTGACCTGTTCTAGCTGATTCTTTAACTAGCTCTGTTGTTTTTCCAGTTCCTCGATCTCTTGCTATAATTCTCATCTATTTGGCCTCCTCACTTAATCCCCAAAAAGGATTTACCTTGTAAAACTTCTCAACTTCTCGATTTAAAGATCGCACCATACTTTCTAAGACAGTTGCTCGTGTTCCTAACGTGACATTTTGCTTTTTCGCTTTTTTGACACTTGTAATTCCTAAGTTGTGTCTTAATTCAGAAAAAATTAGTATTCCCTGATTACTATATTTCCATTTTAAATCTGGATTGGCTTGAATCTTTTCCCATAATTCGTTAGTAACCACTAAATAGTTATAATCACCTAAAAACGTCTGTTTCGCAGAACTTTTCAAGTCTGCCATTGTAACTTTAATTTCATAGCATCTAATGGTGTTGTCTGTTGAATAAGTCATGAAGTCGACTCTTTCCTTGCCATACCAGCCAATGGTTACCTCAAAACAGCCGAATACTCCCATTTTGTTGGTGTAGTGCCACAAGCATTTCTCAGCTTGTCTGGTTAAATCAGTTTTCATTAGTCACCATCAACTTTCACAGCAAATTGAAAATAACGTTCATCAATTGCTTTGATTTCTTGTTCTGTGAATTTCATGTCATCGAATTCATTGTTGTCTGCAATTGTTATGCCTCCACTTCAAATTAGTTAATTTTTATAGCCATTTTTCTAATTAATTAACACATAGAACCCTTGTGTTATAGATACTTTACCGAAAATATCAAGTTTTATTTCAATTTCGTTAAGCGTCATACTCGTTTTATGGGATAGTTGGTCACCTAGTCCTAGATTCCTAAGCATTACGTATTCTTCTTTTGTAAGTTCATCAATATCAACTGATTCAATTTTTTTATCGATACCGTTTTTTGATATTAATTCCACATTTTTGAATTTCATGTTCTGTTCCTTTCGCTACATTTATAAATTTTATAGTTTAATTATTCTCGTAACCTCTACTGGTTTAATAATCACATCACCGATTTTTACAAATTTGTATTTATATTCATCGTCATTTAGTATTGAAGTTAAATTTTTGAATGTTTCGGCAAATATTTCTGTATCAAAAGTAGCCATTGTAAAGGACCCAGTATTAATAAAAATTCTAATTTTGATTCTTTTCATTTTTTCACCCTCAATAATTTATAATTAATTTTTTACGGCTTTTGTTAAATCAAAACCAAGAGCATTTGGATAGCCTTCAACGCTTTCTGGTTCAACATGGTAACGATGATTTTCAATATCCATCTTGCTGGCTTTTGATACCTTCTCTAAAATGCTACCTGACCAGCTTTTACGATACCCTGCTCTCTTTTTTGACTTCGGATTTACACAACTTCTAGCGCCTTCGTCCGTCGCTTTACAGGGAATGACAAACAATGCTAATCTTGATTCGTCTAAATACAATTGAACCCATTCAGGTTTGTTTAGTCGTCTCACAACTGGACCGCTCAAAGCCAACCCACTTTTTGAAATCGTAATACACTCTTTTCCTTCTGCTCCAAATGTTCCTGGTAATAATAAACTTGCTGTATTAATGTTAAATTTCATAAGTTTACTCTCCTCTTTCTTTTGTTTTCTATTAATTTTATTTTCTATTCCGTTAGCCTTTCGCCAATTTTGAAAGGTTGTTGTGCCTAGTCCTAAAGCTTTCTTAATATCTCCTACTTGATAACCTAAATCTAAGAAATGTTGGTACTTCTCTTTTGTTAATTTATCAGGATCTAAACTGGGTAATGGTCGCTTATCCGCTATAAGATCTGACTCTAGTTGCTTAGAGAGCCTCTGGACTTCTTTCACGATTTTTGGATTCTTCATCCAAGATTCGTTTTCACCCGTCAGAAAAAGAATTTTTTGTCGTATTAATCGCTTCTTCTCTCTGAGTAAATTCTTTCCCATTGCTCCCCCTCCAAACTCATAATTTTAAAATTCATAATGAATAACCCATTGAACCAAAAGATACGATTTGCTATTACAATTTGCTACTCTAAAATGGCATAGTCATAACAGCGACCCAATCTATCTTGTTCACCAGTCTCCAAACATTTTCGCAAAGTTTCATTTCCGATTCGACACGCTGAAATTACATCAGCTCTTGTGTTAAATACTTCTGAAGATCCATCTTTGTATATAACAATTAATGGTTTAGCATTGTCTGAAAAATCACCTGAAAATATTTCTCGCCCAATTTCGCACGCCTTTCTCCATGCAAACAAGTCGCCATTATCCTCTGCAATTCTCAGGTAATCAAGTAACGGACCTCTTAAATGTTTTTGTTTTGGTAATGGAATACTCATTTCCACTCCTCCTAAATCTGTTATTGCCAGTAGTTTTTCTCTAGCTTTTCTAAATAATGTGAATAGTATCCATGCTGTCGAACCTCAAATTCTTTTAAGTAATCTAACGGAATACTCTTACGTCCTAAGTTTTTTTGCATATTTAAATAATCATCAACATCCACTAAAAATACTTGATGACTTTTGTTGAATTGAATTAATAAAAATGCTGTTCCGCCGCTTAATTTAAAATCCTTTAAAAAATTTTTTTGGTGATCTTTTAACATTGGTTTATTTCCAACATAAAATGGAAATGCGGTTTTATTTTCAGTAGATTTGCAATCAAAGGCGATTGGCCGACCCTTCAAATGTCCGATAAAATCGCATCCTGTCTTGTTAGTTGGAATCACTACAGGTTTTCCACCAACCCTTATAGTTTTAGTTCCATTAGGTATTTTTGTCACTGTGCCTTTACGATTTCGGCAATAACATTCATTCGTTCGCTCGATCATATCTTCAAATTGACTCCACGCTTTCACTTAATCAATCCTTCCTCTCTCAAAAATTGTTCTGGTGAATCGTAAGCATCTTTATTTACATATTTTATTTTTTTTACATCGCCATCTTTTAGTCCAGCTGCTTCAATTTTTTTGACAATTTCATCAGCGACAAACTGAGCAGTAGCTAATTTCTCGCTGTCGCCGTTCAGAGCATCATGCATGAAAGAATGAATATCTTCCTTGATACCGTGAAAGTCTAAATAGTCTATTAGCGCTGCTTGAAATATCTCTTCTTTGACTTGATCAAATGTCAGATCACCAACAGTGAATTGCTTTAGCTGCATCTTTCCATTTTTCATTTTGTGACGAATGTCTTTTATTTGTTTTGTAGAAAACCCCATAATTTCAACTCCTTTTTAACTGTCTTCTGGATTTAACCAGTTGTGCATTGTCACTTTTGGTAACTGTTCTCTAGGTATCTCATCTAATTCATCTTTCTTTTTAAATTCACTAATATTTTTTATAGCTTGATTTTTAGTTTTTATTCCTTTGCGCTCCCAACTTAGTAATATGCGGTCCATATACTTTAGACTGAATGCCTGATTAAGAACTGCCTCTTTAAGGGCTAGTTGAATAAGGTCATCTGGATAACTATCTTCTGTTTGCCACTGTTTAATCATTTCCATTTCGATAGGCGAAAGTGGTCTCCCAAAATTTTGTTCGACAGCAGCGTATATATTTAATTTATTTTTATCTGTTTCTGGTGAAAAAGAATTATTTGTGTTTATATTTTGTTTATGTTTAATTAATGTGCCACTGTTCGTTGACTGCGTTGTACTCTTTAGTGTCACTTTATCGTTACTCTGTTGTGTACTCTCTTGCGCACTATTTAACGTATAAAGTACGCATACCTTGTAAGAAGTAGCTTTTCGACCATTACTTTTAAAATCAATCAAGCCTAGTTGCTTTAACGCGTTTCTATTTTTATTAATTCCTGAGCGTGACAAACCTGACAAAGATTCTAATGTTGCATTAGCTGCTGTAAACCATGTAGCCCATCCTGCTTTGTTGTTTATGGACATTAATGCACGCCATAAAGCAATCTGACCTGATGAAAGCTTTTGTTTATAAAGCAAATAATCGTCAAACGCAAGAATCTGTTGTAAATAATTCAATGTCACACCTCCACTCTCTATGCAATAATTATTTTTTTATTGGTTATTTTTTCTATTTCTTCTTTAAATTTTTCTGGATCACTATTCTTGTCGCTTAAATGGATGAGGTATATTTCTTCTGTTTTTGTTAAATCAGTTGACTGAAAAAACTTTTTGCAGGCATCTATGCTCATATGCGTTCTTAAAATTCGATCTTGAACACTTTTTGGCAGTTTGCTCTGTCTTACTAACTTGATATCATGATTACACTCAACGAGCCAATGAGTGACGTCTTTAAACGTTTTAGGTAAATAGTTAGTATCTGTAGCAAATACTATTTTCTTTCCACTAGGTGAAAGAATAAGAAAGCCCAGTGGTTCTCTCGCCCGTGCCTTTTTGTCATCGTGAATAGTGGCAAAAGGTTTAACTAACCAATCACCAATTTTCTGTTGCTGGTTAGCTTTTAAAATATGTGACCGTCTATTTATACCTAATCCTTCTAAAGTTCCTCGTGAGGCCCACACATCAAATCTTCCAGCGAGTAAAATATCATTGATATACTTTGAGTGGTCACCATGTTCATGTGTTACAAGTAAACCTTGAATATTTGAAAAATTAATACCTTGTTTCATAATATGTTTAGGCTTTAATCCTGCTTCTAACATTAAGGATGAGTTTCCATCTGCAAGTAAATAATTATTACCTGCAGATGAAGATCCTTGTATATTAATTTCAATCATTAAAAGCCACGTCCATCTGTTTCGCTAGCAATATTTGTGGTTAATTCATCAAAAAACGCCGTCTGGGTTGGTTCGTTTTCTGTTTCTTGATTCGTTGTTGCTTTTTGAATCGGCTCTTCTGGTTCGATGATAGTCTCATCTGCTGCAGTTTCTTTATCGCGTTTTACTGCTTCTTGTTTGACTTCTGTTGGTTCTCCATCAAAATCGAACACTTCTTGTGCTGTTTGCTCAGTGACATCTTTTCTAACTGATTTAACTACTTCGTCGTCTTGCGACTGATATTGCATAGCAACATACGCATTCTCGAAGTTTTTAGGAATTTTCTTAACAATGTTGTTTCTCATTTTACGAACAATCATGGATTCTCTACTTTGTGGAGATTTCCATGCGGGACTAATATATGATTGATATTCTTGACTGTCTAAAATGTCATCTAAAGCCATTGTTTTCAAATTGTTCATGATTTCTTGCTTTTTATTATCAATTTCCTGCTTTTGCTGATAACTTGCGTCTTTTTTCTTTTTTGCTATACCAAAAGTTTCATTCATAAGGTTCTGGTTTATATGAGCAATTAAATTTTTAACAACATCCTCTCGTTCTGCAATGTGATACTCGATTGTACCGTCAGACATTTCAATAGGATAAACAACTCTAACTACTTTTCCTTTACCAGTTGGCCCCCATTCTGGATCTGTCACTGACAATCCTTTATAACCTGGGTACGAAAAATGGTCTTCTTCTCTCACTTCCCAATGACGATGAACATGTTTTACGTTCCGTCCAAATTTTGAAAGGATAGCATCGTTTCCATCTCCTTCAATACCCATTTCAATTACTTTCACCCAATTATCTGATTGACCAAACTGTTTCCTATTAACATTTCTAGTCTGAAAATAGACTTCACGAGGAATAGCTGAAGCATTGACTTGTAATGCTGCAATTGTCATTAATGTTTCTGTCATATTTGTTGAATCTACATCATTAATTGACAAGTTTGAGTTTGTTAGCATTGTATTAATTCCTTGTATAGCGCTGATTACGCATTGCTTTTGATATTCAGTCATATTTATTCCATTACTCAATAGCTGTGATTCTACTTGTGGCATAAAGGTATCGTTAATTTTAGTTAATCTATTTCCGTAAATCTTATTTTCTGCAAGTTCATGTGTCATCTATTTTCCCTCCGTTTTGTGATTTTTGATTCGTAAAGTTTTATCATCTTCATTTACATACATAGCAATAACTTGAGTGTCTACTTGAACAGAGTCTCTATTGTGATTAGTCAAACCTTCAGCGTTATCGATAAAAATTGGAACGATATAGCCTTCCTGTTTCATTAGAGTGTTGGATACGTCTAATCCAGCTTGCATTCTGCTTCCGTTATTTAGAGAACTGAACGGTACCCCGTCAATCATCGGCTCACATACTGCTTCATTGAGTCCTCCGTCTTCAAAGAAATCGAACAATTTCCATTTAACAACTGAGAAGTGACTATTTATAATTTCTTGCAGCATATTTTGTTTTGTTATAAAGAATTCTTCAAATAGTACTAATTTTTGTAATACTTCGCCTTTCTTATGAGATAATTGGCGCTCTTGTTCATTGAAATCTTCAATAATCGATAACTGTCTTTCATACTCTTTTAGCAAGGCTAATTTTTCATCAATCTTTGCGATTTCTTTATCTATTTCTGTAATCTCACTTGTTTTAGCGGAAGTTTGTTCTAGAATAGCTTCGTTACTTTGAGTAATGTATTCTTGCAATTTTTTTATTTTTTTAGTGATAGTTGAATATTTTTCAGTTGCTTCAAATGGTATTTTGTCTAATTTTAATGAGGAAATCTGCTGCTCTACATCAGCTAAGTTTTCCTTCACATCTTCCAAGTGTTTTTTAGCAATGTTATATGCTTCTGTTTTAATCAATAGTTGTTCTTTTAACTCGTTGATCTCTTTTTTTAGGGCTTCGCGATCTTTGTTATTTTGAATACCTTTTTCTCGAATTTCAGAGAGCTTGATTTGCTTATCCGCTTCAAACTGGGCTTTTATTTCTTTATTTGTTAACTCAATTTCTTCTGCACGTTTTCGCTCTTCTTCCTCATGATGTCGTTTCATGTCATCTTGATCCTTGACATCATATGGACGATTACAGTGCTGACAAATTAAAAGATTTTCATTGAATGATAATTTGGTATAAACTAGACCGCCTGTAAATTCTTCAGCTTCTACTTCATCATATTTGTCGTACAATTCTTCATGCTTTTTATTTAATGCAATCAGTTCATTATCTTTTATAGAAACCAAACGTTCTGTTACATTAAGACTTGATTCTTCATCTGCATACGTCTTCTGGGCCTTATTGAGATCAGCAAAGAGTTTTGACTTACCTTGCTCAATGCCGTTAATGCGAGCATTCTGTGCATTATCATGCTTCAATTTAGCAGCAGTTAATTCTTCTTGTTTTGTATTAAGACTTGCAATTAATTCTGAAATATTACCACCATTTCTAATTGTAACGAGCTGGTTTTCGATGTCATTTTTCTTTAATGTCAACTCGTTGCGAGTGGTTAATAGTTGCTCTTTGTTGATATTTTCAATATCTGGCAATGCTGCTTGAATACCTTCGATTTTTACAGGAATATTTTTCAGCGTTTCGTTGATTCGCTTTTGGTCTTGAAGCACACGATCACGAGCTGTTTTAATGTCATCATTGCCAATAATTTCTTTTAATTGGTGAATTGATGGCGTTTCGTTGATAATCTCTTCATCTGTCTTGCTGCCAAAGTATTCAAAAAGCTTTTGACGTCGTTCATCTGCCACTAACTGCTCACAAAAATAAGTCACACTAGTCAGATTCTTAAATGTGTCTTGATCTAATACTTTTTCTACTTCATCGTCAAATGCTTTCTTTGTGGTGGTCTCTAATCCGTCTACGAGGTATTTTGTAAACATCTCATAAGACTTGTGTTCCGAATTTCGTTTGATGACTTCTTTGTCTCCTCGGACCTTTTCAAACTCCTTTGCCTGACCATTGATAGCTAAAACAACAGTTACTGATGTCTGTTTACCGCGAATCGGCTCGCTATTTTCATCAAGTGGTCTCCACTGGATTTTAGTTCGTTCTTTTGAATCTTTGTTGAACAAGCACCAGAGAAAAGCATCATAGATAGTTGTTTTGCCTGCATCGTTATCTCCAAAAATATCAATACTTTTACCATTTGGTTCAATCATAAGGTCTGATATACCTTTAAAATTATGAATACGGATTGACTCCAAGCTAATGTTTTTCATAAAATTAATCTCCTTCAATTTCAATATTGTCTTCTAAGATTGCTCGTATAACTGTTTCTTTGCGTTTGTTACAAATTTCAGTAGCAACATCATACCAAGCACTACTATGATTTTGATTCAGCTCTGTTGTTAAATCATATCTATAACTTTTACTAATTATTGGATCAACTAACCAATCCATACGTGCAATTAACGCTGTAGCGTATAATTCTCGTTCTGCGCAATTTTCAGTCGCATTTTTAAACCATTCTTCAAAACGTTTTGACATGATTAATTTATTTGACTCATTATCCATTTCATTTCCTCCAGTTTTTATGTTATAATTCTCGTGTATAATTTTTGTATGGGACTTAATCGTTTGCTGACGAATGAGTCTCTTTTTTTGTGTAAACTAAATATTTTGCATCGTCGTACTTCATGAACCAAACAACTGCAATTGGTCCAATAATCAAAAGTAGATAGCTCGCTGGAACACTATTTTTAATTAATAACCCTAATATAAAGACAAGAATAAATGCTCCTAAAATTCTAGCTTCGTATAAGCTTTTTGGTTTTCTTTTCTTCATTTATTTTCCACCCTATTTACCCATAGCACTCTGATAAACATAAAAAAAAGTGCTAATATAATCGCTGTTAAAAATTGTGATTTAATCAAACATAAAATAAACACAAAGAATAAAATTCCTACGGAAAGTGTCATCATTGTTTTAATTGCAAGTTCCTTATTCTTCACTAGAGACCCTCCTATATAAAGTTTCTTTCATACCATTCCTCTAAATCATCGACTTCTATTCTTACCAATCCACCATTTCTTTTAGCAGGCAATGGATCAATTTCTCGTTTCATCCATCTTGTAACAGTAGCAGCTGAAACATTTTTTCTTTTTGCTACTTCTATTGCTTTCAAAGGTGGAATTTTCATTGAATTAACTTTTCGATCTTTTTTTGATTTAAAATCAATAACTTCTAGTGCCATTTGTATTCTCCTTCCTCATGTATCCTAATTGTTCCCAATATGGAAAGCGTTGCTCACTTAAATAACGAATATCGATTGAAGCAAGATCACACAAGCTACTAAGTAATGTGATTTCAACAATTACTTCATCTAAATATTCATTTGCGTATGCAACTATTTTAGAAATATCTTGTTCAGATAAATATTCAGGATTTTTCAAAATAATTCTTTCTATGTCATGCTTCAATGCTTTTCTCTCATTAGATTCAATTTTCTGTAATCGGTCTAATGATGAAGGGTCTTTTCGATAAACATCTCCATCGCAAGTTTTAAACATTCCAAAAAACTGATGAATAACTTCCATTGTGAAAGTCGAATCTCTAAAGTGATCACTAAGCCTTAGAGCATTTTCAATCGTTACTGGTTTAACATTCTTCTGAGAAGTCCAATCACTCAATGATTGTTGAGATGTACTGATTTCACGTGCCACATCTTTCTTCTTTTCATTTTTCTTATTAAGAACTTCGATTAACGACTTTCTCAATATTACTGACATTGACATTTACTTTTACTTCTTCCTTTCTTAATTAACCATCTTTTTATATGATGTATTTTTTAATACAATTAGATTAGATCTAATTGATAGTTCAACTTATCCTGTGCTTGTTCATACAGACGAATTAACTGATCATCTGTTGCTAGTTCAACAATAAGCTTTACGTTTGGCATGATTTCCAAAATGAAATCAATCATCTTTTGTTTTTCTGGCATATTTTCACCTCCTATCCAAATGTAAAGAGTCATAACGAGTCATAGTTATTCAAAAAAAAGTGTCCAATCAAAACCCAAAATTGATGCGATTCGCATAGCACTTTCCACAGACGGTCTTCTTCTTCCCTGTTCAATAGATGCATATGTGGTTCTTGAAATTTCCGCTTTAACGGCAACCTCTTCTTGAGTCATTTTATTTTTTATACGCAATTTCAATAGCCAATCTCTCATTTTACGTCCTCCTTTATGTGTCGTATTGCGTACTTTTATAATAATACGCATTTTGACACATGTCAACAATTAATTACTCTTTTTGACACATTCAATATATTTAACTTCAAACTACGCATATTGCGTAGTATTATATGTACATAACGAATCGTAGGAGGTAACATTATGTTCGGTACACGTTTAACAGAATTAAGGAAACAAAAAAAATTAACACAAACTGATGTTGCAAATGCACTTGGTGTAGCTAGAACGACTTACTCTTCCTATGAACAAGGAAGAAGAACTCCAGATATAGATATCCAAAATAAGATTGCTGACTATTTCAATGTAAGTTTAGATTATTTACATGGTAGAGAAAGTTTTGAAGATACTTCCTTATCAAAAAAACAATTAACCGTCGCTGCTCATATAGACGATGACGTTTCAGATACAGAAATGAATGAGATTCTCTCTTTCATTGATTATATTAAGAAACGCGATCACAAATAATTATAGTAGTAGGTGTTTGAATGGTAACTTCAGAAGAACTGATGGCTCGCTTTTCAGATTTAACGTATAAGTTTGAATCAAACATGCCAGAAAAGCAAAAAGGATTGTATATTAACAATGTTGTGTATTTAAATCCTCAACAACATCCTAGAGAATTAACTAGTACAGTTGCAGAGGAAATTGGGCATCACCTCACGTCGGTTGGTGATATAATAGATCAAGATACAAATGAAAAGAGAAAACAAGAACAAAAAGCTCGTGATATTGGAGCCACAATGGTAGTCACACCTCAAGATTTAATTAACTGCTATCATGAACGTTTTACATATGTTTGGGAATGCGCCGATTTCCTAGGCATTACAAAACAAGCCTTGGAATGTGCTTTAGCTGCTTATTCTAAACGGTTTCCAGAAGGACTTGTATACGACGATTACAAATTGTTTTTTAAACCTAACGGTACATTGGGGATTGTTAAATGGTTTTAAATAATAATCTAGATAAGGAGATTTAAAATGAAAAAAAGTATTTTATTAGGATTAATTTTAGCTTCAGCACTATCACTAGGAGCATGTTCGAATAACAAGGAAGATGCTACTCAAGGCTCTGCAAAACTACGTGCTTCAAGTAAATCTGAAGAATCTTCTACTTTAACACAAGAAGAGAAAATACCGACTGTAAATCGAGCTGAGTACACCGTTAGCTTTTCTGAAGATTGGCAAGGTTTAAAAACTAGTATATCTAAAGTAATTATTGCTGAACTTTCAAAAAGCGAAATGGAAAATCAAAAACTTGAAAATAAGTATGTAGCTCAAGTATATTTTAAAATTGAAAATACTTCTGATAAAGACTTTAATGTTTATCCAGACCAAGGAACTTTAGTAATTGAGGGTCAACAAATTGATGCTGATATGTGGTTTAGTGATGATTTAGGCGGAGAGATATTACATGGCGTCACAAAAGAAGGCCTGGTAACATTTTCAATCCCTAAGATTTCAAATGTCGATAACGTACCAAATATAAGATTAATCTGGCGAGCCAACTTTGATACAGATAATTATAATGAGGAATCTTCAAAAGACTTTGACGTTTCTTTTGATTTAACAAAATAATTATTGAAAAGCTTGTGTGCTTTTCTTTTATTCTTTGAAGAAATGACAAACTAGAAAAGTTGGTGATATATTTATGGATAATTTTTTAACTCCTTTATTGAATAAAGCAGACTCCATGCCGTTTTTATTTCTTGGTTCAGGTTTTTCAAGACGTTACTTAAATACTCCCACATGGGAAGAATTATTAAAACATATTGCACAAATAACATATCAAAACAATACTGGGTTTCAAAAAGCAAAACGTAAGGCTTCTAAACTTTATGATGAAAACCTTGAATATAATAAGCATATGACATACCTTTGTGACATTATCTCCGATGACTTAGATGAAATTTGGTACGATGATCCTCGTTTTGAAGAAAACAGAAATCGATATTGGGATCTTGTTGAAAATGATTCTACTCCGCCTGTAAAAATTGAAATTGCTTGTTATCTAGAAAAATTTCAAAAATTTACCGAAGAAAACATTTTAGAATTAGATGCATTAAAAAAAATAACACCTAACTCAATTGCAGGTATTATTACGACAAATTATGATACATTACAAGAACAACTTTTTGATTATGAAGTATATTCATCACAAGAAGAACTCTTATTCCATACAAAATATGATATAGGTGAAATTTATAAAATTCACGGATGTATTAAAAACCCAAATTCAATTCTTATTAATTCAGATGATTATAAACAAATTGAACTTAAACACAAATATATTGCAGCTAAATTATTAACTATTTTTGTCGAACACCCTATTTTCTTTTTAGGGTACTCTCTTGGTGATGAGGACATACGAAATATATTGAATGATATTCAAATTTCTCTTACTCCAAAGCAATTAAAAGAAATTGAAGATAGATTATTTTATGTGGTTCGGGATGAATCTCAAGAACATTTTTCTCATTCTACATATAGTATAAACTTTGATAACGGTAGAAGTATAACAATTAAACAAATTTCATTAAATGACTATTCACTTTTATACAACGCTTTAAGCAAAAACAAATCACGTTACCCAGTTAAAATGTTACGTCACGTAAAGGAAGATATGTATAATCTTGTTTTGACTAATGATCCTACCGAGAGGATGTTATTAACAATACCTGATAAAGAATTATCAAAAGAAGATATGGAAAAGATTGAGTTTGTATATGGGTTTGGCATGATAGAAAGAGCTCGAAATGGTTATAACATAGTATCAACTGAAGAAATATATAAAGATGCAGTATTTGACACCGCTAACTTAAATCCTGAACTATTTGTAAAAGAAACCCTAACTTATGCGCTACAAAAAAGCAGTGGTTATATACCAATTAGAAAGTACACTTCACAAGTTGAATACTCATCTTTACCCAAACAAGTTAAAGATAATCTAAAAAGATTTAATAAAATTGACGATTTGTTAAGTCAAAAATTGATTGACTATAAGCGTTCATTACCTGTACCACCTACTTTTAAAGATGCGCTAAAAAGTCCTTCAAAAATGATTTATGACAATCTATCGATAGTTTCTTATAATAGTAATAATATTGAATTATTGGGTAATTATCTCAAAAAGATTCTAGACAAAGACGAATTTACCACTACAACTGAAATCAGAAGGTTGATACGAATCTACGATTATTTTAAATACAAAAAAAGCTAACCATAGATGCAGTAATGAAGATTTACTTCACTACCTCTAGGGGGTTAGCTCACATTGAAAATACTTTTCAAAATTATATTTTTGAAAAGTATTTTTCGCTCCCTGGAAAAGAACGTACGTTCTTAATATAGATTAAACACTAAGAATAATCCAAAATTAATTAATAATATTCAATACATCTATTCTATTTATCGTATAAAAAAATTCTAAATCCAAAAGAATAATAATGACCATACCTTACTAATTTTGAGATAGATTGAAATGAGATGTTCTAGAGTATGAATTATTCCTATTTTAACCAACCAGTATTATAGTGAAGAAAAACAGTCGGAATTCTAAGATCAACTAAATAAAAAGGATACTGAGACTGGAAATGTAGATAACCTCCCCTATTTGCACGAAAAAAAAAGAATTAATAATGAATTAATTCTATAAAAAAGATTGGTATAAATACAAATTATTATCCCACCAAAATCTATGTTCAGGAGTGAAAACAAATGGCTTCAATAAAATCTTATACACTAAAGAATGGTCAAGAACGTTGGGAATACTTCGTTTCAAATGGACGCAGCAATGGTAATGGCAGGCAACAAAAAATACACAAGAGAGGTTTTAGAAGTCATAAGGAAGCTTTGAAGGCTGCAAAAATAATTGAAGGGCAAATTGCATCTGAAGAATTCGTTAAAGAAAACCCACAAAAAATGACTATTTCAAAATTTATGAATATATGGATCAATGAGTACAAAAATAACGTTAAGGAAGGATCACGAATTGTCTATCGAGATGCTATCCGTATGTATATTGATCCATATATAGGAAATTATCAATTAAGTAAATATAAACCTGCAGATCACCAAAAATTTATTAATAGCTTATTTACGAATAAAGAATTAGGAAAAAATAAAAACGGGCTTAGTTATAACACAGTAAAAATTGTAAATGCCGCTTTGTCCAATGCTTTCAAAAAAGCACAAAAATTAGGTTATGTAAAAAGTAATCCTACTTACTTAGTAGAGTTTCCATTAGATAAAGTAAAAGAAAAAACTAATAAAGAAAAGAAACTAGAATTCTACACTTTAGAGCAGGAAAATCTATTTCTTGACACCGCTAGAAATTTTGACGATTTTATGTGGTATGTATTTTTTTTAATCATTTTCGACTTAGGCTTGCGGAAAGGCGAAGTAATGGCCTTACGATGGTTTAACTTTGATTTTAGAGATAATATTCTCACATTTGACAAGCAGCGTTTGTATAGAAAAGAGCAACCTGGTCAAGTAATTTTAGATGATGTTAAAACTGATGCTGGGAAGAGAAGTTTAAAAATGACAAACAGAGTGAGAAACTCCGTCTTAGAACTCTATAGTATTAATTATGATCTTACAAGTAATGTATTACCCATGACTAACTCAAACCAAGATTTTTTATTTATCAATCATAGAGGAAAAAACGTTGGCTTGCCTATTCGTCAACGATCCGTTGACACAGCTTGGCACCGTATCATTCAAAAAGCAAACTTACCAAAAATCAGAATTCATGACGGTCGCCATACTAATGCTGCTCGTTTACGACAAGCAGGAGTTCCACTTGAGGACATTAAAGACATGCTTGGTCATAAGAATGTTAAAACGACTGAGATATATGCACATGTCTCTCCTGAAGTGAAAGAACGAGCTGTAAATAAACTTGAATTATATCAAATGCAACACAAAAAATCAGGTAACTAA